AGGTTATTTTGTATAGGCTTTTTGCTTGTGAAAGTAGAAAGCTATTTTATCACGAAATATTATAACTCTTAATAATTAAAAGTATGCAAGAAACAAAATTTAAAATTGATGATGATTTAGTAGAGTATCTGAATGCAAAGCAAGATGCAGAAAAAATTGTCAATGACATTATTCGTAACATGAAAGCGAATGAAGAAGAATCTCTTAAAAAAGATGCAGTGAAAGCAGATGAGCATTCTTGTGAAGTACAAGGTTCAGAAAAAGAACTTAAGCCTGCTGATATGAGTCCTAAAAAGGCTCTTCTCTTCATGATCCTCTTCACGGTAGGTATGATTCTTTTGGTATCTATGGTAAAAAGCTGTAGTAACACAAAACCTGTTAAAAACAATTCTGCAGAGTTTTCATGGTCAGATACGGACTCTGTAGCTACAGCTCCAGAAGAAACTCCAGTCAAAAAAAATGTAGAAAATAAAATAAGTTGGGATTTTCATTTTGATACCGATAAAATGACGAGTTCAAAGAATGTCTGGGCTTCTATTTTAAGCGATAATTCTATTGATTTAGACCCGCCTTATCATTCAGCGAATGCGAAGATTACAGTTCGCTATATGAAAAAATTTGGTGGTTATGATGCTATTATTTCTATTACAGACGGTCAGATTTATGGTAATGAATATAGTAATGACAACTATATCCTTGCTCGTTTTGACAACGGACAACCTATAAAATATTGGTTCAATGAGCCCTCTGATGGTTCGAGTGAATCTATTTTTATTCGTAGAAAAAGTGATTTTATTGCTCATTGTAAAAAAGCTAAGGATATTAAGATAGAAATTCCTATATTTGAAGGTGGACGCCCCATATTTGAATTTCATGTTGATGAGCCTTTAAAATGGAAATCTGAATAATTTTATATAACTTTTCCCCGAAATCTCTTGGAGGTTTCGGGGATTTTCTTTAATTTTGCCACTGGTTTAAGAATGATAGTAAACTATCCCGATGAGCAGCGGTTACTTGCTCGGCAAAATTGCTCGGGCCTTTTTTATGCCCATACTAACATACTGGCGGTTGCCTTCTCGTAGAATTTTCAAAGCCCATCGGGTAGAGACATCATTCTTAAACCAGCGAGATTGGCGACCGCCTTTCTCGTTTTACCGGCAACGCAGCGGACCTGCAGGAAAGGTTTAAGAATGATGCAATATGCAGCAACAAACAATTCAATTCGACGGAGCGCAAATTCAACAGCGCGTCGATGTTCGCGCAATGTTTGCGAACGCAGTAAATTCAGTGAACAACTATCTTAACCAGCGCAGCGAGGTGTATTCGCGGTTGTGTGACTTCTCCGTGACACGCCGCACGGTGCTCTACATGCACTTAGGTACAATCTGCTTAGGTGTGAGCGTCTTTGCGGTTGTCTCTCACCCTCTCGTAGCTATTCCTGCTGCTGCTTGTGCCGGCTGGCTTGTGTATAGACTTAACAATAAAGAAAAACGGAAAAAGTAACACTTAGTTAGTCAGCAGCACAATTAATAGTGTGAGTCGCCTAATCCCGACAATTTGCAAGCAAAGGGGCTGATTTTCAGCCCCTTTCGCTTGGTCGGGGGTCAAGAGGTCGGCGAAAAGTCGGTGAAGTTTGACTTCTAATTTATTTGATAGTTCAATCGGGCATCTCACTCAAAACTTAGAAATGCCTAAAAAAAATTTTTCTTCTAAGAACAGACAGACGGCAATCAATGAGATTGTCGGTTGGAAGACTCCGAAGTTTCATCAGGCTTCGGAATGTTATGTATCTCTATCAGCCTTTGACCCCACGAGGGGTAAGTTTCACATCAAGAAGTTTATGCTTGACCATATCAAGGGCAAGCGTAACCAACGGGTATATGGAGAGGCACTTATCAAGAGGCTCACGGAGAAACTGATGCAGGGATGGAATCCTTGGGTGGAGATGGTGCAGCCTCTTGAATACTCCTCTTTCGATGATGTGTGCAAGAAGTATGAGGATTACTTATTCAAGTTAATCAAGGAAAATAATATGCGTGAGGAATCGGTAGCTTCCTATATCAGCAGATTAAAAATACTGCAGAAGTGGAAGATCAAGATGAAAGTCAATCTCTTTTATACCTATCAATTCGACAGCAGACTTGTTGGTCAATTTTTAGACTATGTGTTTGTTGATAGGAATAATACGATTCGCACGCGCAATAATTACTTATCCTGGTTAAAGACCTTTTGTAAATATCTTCTTGAGCGCGGATATATTTCACAAGACTCAACGGCAAGTTATTCTAATGTTCATCGACGGGGACAACTCAAAAACCGCGATGTAATACCTGACGATGTTCTATCAGACATCAGAACATGGCTCATTGAACACAATAAGCATTATCTTCTGGCTTGTTACATTCTACATTATTTATTTGTGCGGCCACGCGAGATGAGTTTTCTCAAAGTAGCTGATTTTAATGTAGCAAAGAAAACGCTTTTTCTGCATGGCGCGAATACGAAGAATCATAATGATGCGCAACTGACAGTTCCTGATCATGTCATTAAATTGATGATAGAGTTGCGGGTTTTTGAAAGTCCTGGACAATATTACCTCTTTAGTAAGGATTTCAAACCTGGCATAGAACGCAAATCAGAAAAGTCTTTTAGGGATTATTGGCATCATTATATACGGAAGAACCTAAAATTAACAGATCGATATAAGTTCTACAGTTTGAAAGATACAGGGATAACCAATATGCTGCGTGCCAATACGGATATACTTAGTGTGAGAGACCAGGCACGACATTCGTCGATACTGATAACAGATATATACACTCCCAAGGATATTCAGCAGGCAAATCAACTGCTATTAAATTACAAGGGAGTGCTTTAATTCTATTAGAAGCAGGGTTGTAGGATGGATATTTCCCGTCCTACAGTCCATCTTTCCTACAATTATGAATATACAGAACATCCTTCGAGAACTTAGTAATGAACTAAAAGGTCATAATGCGTTAATACAGATACAGGTAGATGGTCAATATGTTATAAAGCATATTGGTGACATCAACAAATTGGTTGACAACCCTACAATGATAGTATATAAGGAGGATAGTTCTTTTTTCGATTGGATGAAAGGAGAAATTGACAAGGAAACGTATACTACAGGTACGATAGCGAATCATAAGGCTGCGCTGGCGGTGCTAAGACGATTTAAGAAAGATATGACCTTTACTCAAATTGATTACAAGTGCATTTGTGACTTTGAGAACTTCTTAAAAACTGCTGGATATGCGATAAACACCATTGCTAAGTTTATGAAGATTTTTCGTCGATTCGTTAATCTCGCTATCGACGAGGACTTGATGACTGCCTATCCATTTCGTAAATATCATATCAAGACAGAGAATGTACAGAAGCAATCGCTGACAGAGAGAGAACTGAGGCGGATAGAGGAGAAGGAGGTAAAAGAAGAATTGACAGAAGAGGAGAGAAAGGTTATTAAAGGTTTTCTATTCAGCGTCTATTCTGGTCTTCGATTCTCGGATATCGTGCAAGTAACTAAGCAGCATATTAAGAACATATATAGGAATAAGTGGGTTGTAATGCGAATGCAGAAAACTGACCACGAGGTGCGAATACCTATCTCAAAGATGTTTGGAGGTAAGGCTGCTGCACTGGTACAAGAGAACAAGACAACTACAGGTAAACTTTTTCAACTGCCTTGTAATGCTCGCTGCAATATAGTACTGAAGCGTGTACTTAAGAGATTCAATATACACAAACATATAACCTTTCATTGTGCCAGGCATACGTGCGCTACGGTGCTACTGGGTAAGGGTGTGAGTCTTCCGATTATACAACATATATTAGGACATCAGAGCATAAAGACTACGCAGGTATATTCTGCTGTGAAAGATACAACGATTAATAAGGAGATTCGTAGGGCTTTTAGATAAAGGTTCCATCGGGACTATGTTTGCAGGGAATAAACAGATAACAAGTTTTAGAGGTTTCAAATTATTTACAGGACTTAAAGTGTTAGGAGCTGTACTTCCATATTATATTTCCTTTTCAAATTGTACAAGTTTAGAAACGATAGAACTCCCAGATTCTCTTGTAACATTATCTTATCAAGCGCTTCACAATACGGGATTAAAAGAGATTACTATACCAGCTAATGTAAGGGAAATATTGGGAGAATCTATAATAAGGAATAAGAAGCTTACAACTATTATTCTTTTACCAAAAACTCCTCCTAAAATTAATGATTCCTCTATTCATGGTCTGAATGAGAATTTAAAATATATCTATGTACCAGACTCAAGTTTAGAACGATACAAGCAAGAGTATAGCAGTTTTTGGTTAGCAAAATTAATTCACCCTCTCAGTGAGTATCACGAATGATATTCGCTAAGAGGGTAGAGTCGAGATAAATAAGGGAAATCCTTCCACGCCTCTCTATACCTCGCCAAAGCAGAGTCAGGAACATAAATTTTTAAGCCAGAAGGTATTTGATTACTCGTATTTATGTTGAAAAATTCTCTATCTGTAAATGGTATCTCACTACAAATTACCACCGTCTTAATATTTACGCTGTCAAGAAATGTTCGATACCAATGAGACTTAACAGTAGATGGAATCCACACCTCTCTTAAGTTAGGTATTCCACGAAAAATGTCATTGTCTAAAACCTTAATGTTGAAATAACGTAGAACCCTTAAGCTTACGATTTTATCATTATTATAAAACTTAGTCCCGATGGGATTAAACCAGTGGTCGAATGCTGTTTTAATCCCATCGGGACTAATTATGTCATGAACCCTTTACTACGCTTATCACAACCTTTTGATTTTGTAGAAGTACAGTATTTTAATAAGTTGCGTACAGCATCATTTTCAGATACAAAAGTGAGAAAAATAGTTTTACCTGAAGGTACAATTGAATGTGATTTTTATGGGTGTACCTACGTTGAATATGTAGATTATCCTACTACGTATTCAAAGAAAGGTAATGCCGATTGGTCGCTACGAAATATGCAATCATCCAAACGAATTTTGATATTACGTTCGGAAGTTAAAGTTGAGAATCTGAGGGGTGAAAATGCATTTACAGATATTTATGTGCCAGACCATTTGGTCAATGTGTATAAGACTGAAGATTTATTTTACAATAAAAAAATATATCCCCTAAGTGCTCTTAAAACAAATTACAGGAAATAAGTTTATGAGTGAGTATTAAGGATTGTACTCACTCATAGGATGAATATGATCTATCATTAATCTCCAATTTTTAGCGACTTTATAAGCTTCAACACTGGCAGCTGGTACATAAACTTCGGTTGTTGAATTATAATATAATGGACTAATATTTTCTGAAAGCCCTTCAAATACAGGAGGTATTTTTGCTTTGATAAAAATGTTAATATATCCATCTCCCTGATTAGCGATATATCCGTGAATAGTTTTTAGAGTTCTTGGGAAAATAACAGGTTTCTTAACTCCATACATAGTATAGAATAATCCTGTAGGCCAATCCGTTAAACCTTCCTCAATCAAGATTTCCTCTACAACAGAGAATGGTAGACGAAATTCGTGCGGGCTTTTGTAAGCTGGAACAGAAATTATACCTATGGCAGAGCCCCAAATTGAAATATCTGCATTTAAGAAATATGAAGTTTCTCGAAAATTTAGTTTCTGTTTTCCCCCTGGAAAAGCCACACTAATTTGACCCACCCTGGCAAGTATTTTAGACCCAGTAAGGTTAAAATAATGAGA